ACCAAGTAATATTCTTTACAGATTTCATAACGGAACTAATGAAATCAACACAGAAATTGTATGGGATGGCGATATTTATACGCCTATAGCTTGTAAGGCTGAAGGATTTGAAACTGGTAATAATACAACAATGGCTAGACCTACTTTAACTTTTGCTAATGTTGGCGGGGCGATTTCAACAATACTAGAAATTGTTAATAACAATATAAAAATTCAGTTTGGCAATACTTCTGTCAATGATTTACAAAGAGCAGTAGTCACAAGAATAAGAACATTGGCTGAGTTTTTAGATAATGCAAATTTTACAGGTAACAGTAATCCGTATGGAACACCAGATCCAACAAAAGAGTTAGAAAGACAGGAATTTTTAATTAATAAAAAAATAGTTGAAAATAATCAAATATGCAGTTTTGAGCTTGTTAACACAGTGGACATTGAAGATTTACAGTTACCACGCTTACAAATTACAAAGGATAGATTTCCTGCTGTTGGGAGCTTTGTATTTCAATGATGTGGAAACAAGAAGCAAAAAAACATTTTCAAGAGTGTAAACCTGCAGAGGGTTGTGGTTTGTTAGCTGAAAAAGATGGCAAAGAATTTTTTTGGCCTTGTAAAAATCTTGCTTCACATATTGATAAAGAAGTTACTTTTGCAATAGACCCTTTAGATTATGCTGCCTGTGAAGATAGTGGTGCTGAAGTGTTGGCAGTGTTACATTCTCATGTAGAAGGCAGTGCAGAGCCTTCAGAAGCGGATAAAAAGAACTGTAAGGCATATATGATGGATTGGTATATTTATTCTGTACAAGATGATAATTGGCATTATATGGAGACAGAATTATGTTAAAAAAAATTAAATTGTATGGTCCACTTAGAAAATTATGTGGTGTAAAAGAATTTGAGGCAGATGTTTCAAATGTAGATCAAGTTTTAAGTTATATAAAAGTAAATTACCCTAATACAGAGCAACATTTTACTGAATGTTTTTACAGCGTACAAATGAATGATATAGATATTACTTTTAAAAATTTAATTATCAAGGGCGAAGGTGATATAAAGGTTATACCTTTTATAAGTGGCAATTTTCTTGAATTTTTTATTACTTTATTTGCTGGTTTTTTAAATCCCGCAGTAACTGGCACAGCAGCACTTATAGGCGCACTTACTGTGGCTGGTGTTTCAATTCTTGTAGATTTATTAACCCCTAAACCGCCAGAACAAAAAACTGACCCACAGATTGAATCTTTTCTTAGCAACCAAACTATAAATACTACAAAAGCTGGAGGTGCTGCCCCTTTGGTTTTTGGAGAGGCTTTAGTAGGTTCTGTTGTAATCAGTGCTGGTGCTGATACAGTACAAGTAGCTGATAACTCTCCTTAATATGGCTAGAGAAATAAGTAATAAGGATTTTGTATTATCCGAGAATCTTCCAAATACCTTTTTAAAAGCTGAACAATTTGTCACCCTTCTAGATTTAGTGTCTGACGGTGCAGAAATTGAGGGTTTTGCAACACCTTCACGAAATGGCTTTAGTGTTCCTGCTAGTATGTTAAGACCAGCATCACCACAAAGTCCAGAATTTACGAGTCAGGCAGAAAGAACGTATATAGAATTAGCACAAAGAGACATCTTTTTGGATGGTCGTGCGGTCAGAACACAAGGCGGTGTTGAAAATATAAAAAAAACATCACTAGCGATAAGGTTGGGTCGACCTACCCAAGACCTTATGGCTGGTGTTAATGAATTTAGGATTGCAGGAAATTTAAATCCAGCAATCGTTAAAAACAACCGAGATCCAGAAGGAAATGCAATAAGTGGTACTATAGATGCTGGAACTAATATAAATAACACCCCAAGAGCAGTAATTGTCACAATAAATTGGGCTTCTTTAAGGCAAATAAATCCTGATGATGGTAGTTCTCAAGCTTTAGGAGTAAATTTTGGTGAATTTTTCGGACCAAATAACGTCATAATTCAAATTAGATTAATAAGTAATGCTGGTATTCTTATTTCAAATAGTAGGTTTCAAGTAAATGGATATTCAGTCGGGCCATTTAGTAAAGATTACAGAATTGACATTCCTTTTGGTTATTGGGGTTCTGCAAATGCAAGAAGTGTACATTTTCCCATAACAGTACAAGTAGTTAGAGAGGATCTTGAGTTTAGAGCCGATAATGCGATTGGAAAAAATCCACATTCTCCTAGTGGAAGAAATCTTCTTGAAGAAGGTCAAAAAAGATTTACTGAATTTTCTTTTTTAAGATTACAGGGTGTAATACCTCAAATTCCAACACTTACTGAATTTAAAAATACAGCATATATCGGACTAAGATATTCTGCTGAACAATACCCAAATATCCCTCAGAGGAAATATTTGATAAGGGGTATTAGAGTAAAAATTCCAACTGGAGTAACTGTTGATCTTCCTAATGCTGGTCGAATAGAGTACCCAGCTAATTATACATTTGCCCAATTAACAACAACAAAACATTGGACATCTGACCCTGTTTGGATTTTGTATGGACTTTTAACAGAAAATTATGGGTTAGGTTTAGATGAAGCAAAGATTGATAAAGCATCATTTTATGCAGCAAGTGATTATTGCTCTCGTTTAATAGGTGGCAAACCACGATATTCTTTCAATGGAGTAATTAAAACAAGAAAAAAAGCACTTGATGTTATAAAGGATGTATGTGGGATGATGAGAGCAGGTTTATATTACAGAAATGGATCTTTAAAACTTGGTATTGACAGACCAAGACCTACTGTTTCATATTTATTTACTAATGCAAATGTTGTTGATGGTGTTTTTAATTACTCTGGAGTAGATAAAGACAAAAAATATTCACAAGTAAATGTTTCTTATTTTAATAATACGATTCAAGAAAATGACCAAATTTCTGTAAGAGAACAAAGTAATTTTGAAAAATTTGGTTTAAATCAATTAAATGTTCAATCTTTATTTACAACGGAAAGAGATCAAGCAGTTAGATTTGGCAGATCAATAGTTTACAGTTCAAATTTTGAAACAGAATTAGTTTCTTTTGACTGCGGGATTGAAGCTGCTTGTATATTAGAACCTTTTATGGTTATAAAAATTGCAGATAGATCAAAAGAAGCTATTAGAGCAAGCGGTAGAATTGTTAGTGCTTCAAGTTTACAAGTTGTTGTAGATGACAGTGTTAATACTGTTGTTGGGGAGGTTGGAGATTCTTTTTCAATTATCGATAAATTTGGAAATGTGCAAGAAAGTACAATTGCAGCAGTAAATGGAGCCACCGTATCGCTTAATAGTGCCTTAAACCCACTTCCACAAGCAAATGCAATTTGGGCTGTTAAAACAGGAAATGTTCAACATAAAAAATATAGAATAACTAACATAAAACAAAAAAATAATTTCGTTTTTACTATCACAGCTTTAAATTATGATGATCTTAAATATGCTTATATAGATAATTTTGAATCAACTTTTTTTGGATTAGGAAGCGAACCAACCACTTTACTTGAAGGATTACCAGCACCAGAAATTCAAGAATTAAAAGAGGAGCTTGTAGTTGTTAATAATAGAGCGCAAAGTAATATTGTTTTAAATTTTGCTCATGTTGATGGTGCAAGACGATATCAGGTTGTATATGAATACAATGGCGGTGATCCTGTTGTCACAAATGTATCAGACAATCATTTTGTACTTAAAAACAACAAAGCGGGTAGTTATAAATTTACTTTAAAAACAATAGCAACGTCATTTTTTACAAGCA